TGGTCACCCGCAATACAGACCATCTTGAACTTCAGGCAGCGCACTCTTGGTATTCTGATTCTAGTGTTAGCAAGACGGCTTACACAGATGCCATAACGGCTGGTAAAGCTTATGTTGCTGGGTAACTAAACAGTTAACCGCATTTGATAACTGAATAGCTTCGGTTTCCAGTTATCAAGCACTACCCACTAACCTTGATCCTACGATATCCACTATCGCAATAAAACAAATCTTATAAATATAGTAAAAAGGATATCTTCATGGCTATACCTACAAGCAAGTCAACATTTAAATCGTATTGCCTAAGGGCATTGGGTTCTGGGGTTATTGATATTAACATATCAGATGATCAAGCAGATGATCGCATTGATGAAGCTCTACAATACTTTGCACAGTATCATTATGATGGTATTGAGAAAATGTATCTCAAACACCTGATTACCGAAGCAGATGTGGCGCGGGGGATCGCAAATGCAACCACAACTGGAACCGATACAGTAGATGATTCTATTACTGATACATTTCTAGAGGGTACTAATTATATTCCGATGCCTTCTGCTGTCGTGTCTGTAATACAGGTCTGGCCATTCACGGGTACGGGCGGTGGTAGTAACATGTTTGATGTTCGTTACCAGTTGCGCCTTAATGACTTGTATGACCTATCTTCTACTTCTGTTATTCAGTATCAGATGGCGATGGATAACCTAGACCTTCTAGAACATATTCTCGTTGGAGAAACACCAATTAGATTTAACCAACACCAGAATCGTCTTTACATTGATGGAGATTGGACAAACGACTTCGTTGCTGGTGAGGACTATATCATTGCAGAGTGTTATCGCAAAATAGACCCAACAACATTTACAGATATTTATGATGATATATTCCTCAAGAGGTATGCGACTGCTCTTATTAAACAACAGTGGGGCGCAAACCTATCAAAGTTCAGTGGTGTTGCAATGCTTGGTGGTGTTACCATGAATGGTGATGCTATCTATTCACAGGCACAAGAAGAGATTAATAAGTTAGAAGAACAAATTCAACTTACGTTTGAGTTGCCAGTTAATTATATGATAGGATAATTAATGGCGGTTAATAAACATTTTCATTCCCCCGGCCTTGCAGCTACCACAACCAATCAACCTCGTGCTTGGCAGTGGCGGTCGCACTTGGCAGTTGAGAAATCTTTATATGCTGACTTAGTTGCAGAAGCTATTCATCATAGGGGGCATTCTGTATATTATCTTGATCGTACATTAGTTGCAGAAGACAATGTTCTTGGAGAAGATGCACTATCCAAGTTTAATAAACAATCTTCCATTGAAATGTATATGGAAGACTCTGGTGGTGGTTACTCTGGAGAAAAAGAACTAATGTCCCAATTTGGTTTGCAGAACCTTAGTGAAGCAACCTTCGTTGTAAGTAAGACAAAATTTCAAGAAAAAACAAAACAATTAGAAATAGAAACAGCAACAGACTTAACATCGTCTGGTTCTATTCAATTGGAATCTGGTACGGTATCTGATAGTCAAATATCTTATATTTTAAATGAAACTGATGCAACTGATGCAGACCGTCCTTTTGAGGGTGATGCAATTTATCATCCAACGCTAAAGAAATTGTTTGAGATTAGTTTTGTAGATCACGACGATCCTTTTCATCAGTTAGACAGTAATCCAGTATACAAGATGCGTTGTCGTTTGTTCGATTACGGTTCAGAAGAATTTAGTACTGGTATTACTGAAATTGACGCAATCGAAGATTCTCTATCAAGTGCAAGTTCTGAATATCAGTTTACTCTTGAAAATTCATCAATTGTTGGCCAACCTTTAACTTTAGATTTTATTGATTTGGACCTCTCTTCCGTAGATATATCTTTGGATACTACAATATTGTCCTCCGATCCTGCTTCGTATGGTGAAAGTATCCTACTTGAAACTGGTGGCAATGAGTTCCTTATAAGTGAAGAATATGTAATAAGGGATAAGACAATTCAAAATGAGTTGTTTGATACATTGGATGATACTGTAATGGACTTTAATGAGTCAAATCCATTTGGTGATGCAGGGAGTACAAACGTATGACCACAGGTCAAATAGCTACAGCTGAACAATCACTATACGCCAACTTGATTGCAGAAGCAATTCAAATTCACGGTCATGATGTATATTATCTTGACCGTACACTAGTTGCAGAAGACAAAGTGCTTGGCGAAGACGCACTATCTAAGTTTAACACCCAGTCTCTTATCGAAATGTATATGGAAGATTCTGGTGGTGGTTATGCTGGAGAACAAGAACTGATGTCTCAGTTCGGTTTACAGAACCTAAGTGAAGCAACCTTTGTTGTAAGTAAGACAAGGTTCCAAGAGAAGACAAAACAATTACAAATCGAAACAGCAACAGACTCAACATCGTCTGGTTCTATTCAATTGGAATCTGGTACAATTACGGAATCTGCACTAGCGGGTGAGATATTTTATATTCTAAACGAATCTGATGCGACTGATGCTGATCGTCCCCTAGAGGGTGATGCGATTTATCACCCGGTACTCAAGAAACTATTTGAGATTAACTTTGTGGATCATGATGAACCTTTCCATCAATTGGATAATAACCCAGTTTACAAGATGCGATGCCGCCTGTTTGATTACGGTTCAGAAGCTCTTGATACAGGTATTACTGAAATTGACGCAATTGAAACTTCTCTCTCAACCGCAAGTTCTGACTATCAGATTACTCTTGAACAGGCAACTATTGTTGGTGAAGGATTAACTGTAGATCGATCTTATTATACTGCTGATATATCTAATGTTACTGTAGATGCTGTAACAATTAGTGCAGATGACGATCCAGCGTCGTTTGGTGAAAGTATCCTACTCGAAACTGGTAGTGATGAATATATTATATCTGAAGACTACTATATTGGTGATTATGTGAATGACAAGACCTCACAAAATGAATTGTTTGATACATTAGATGATACAGTACTGGACTTCAGTGAGTCAAATCCATTTGGTGATCCTACATGATTATAAATAGTATTAGGAGAATTTAGATGGCAAATCAATCAATTGGAATAGGTAGTGCTGTAGACGATGGCACTGGAGATACTTTACGAGTAGCTATCGATAAAGTTAATGATAATTTCTTAGAGATTTATACTCTAATTGGAGATGCATCGTCTTTGACCAGCGGTATTAGTGCAACTGCAACAGTGGTGACTTTAACTGCTCCTCTGGTTGCGACTAGTATTTCACCATCAAGTACAGATGGAGCAACACTTGGGACAACATCATTGGAATGGTCTGACCTTTATCTTGCAGATAGTTCAATAATTTACTTTGGTGCAGACCAAGATACAACATTAACTCATGTTGCAGATACAGGCCTGTTAATTAACTCAACTAGACAACTTCAGTTTGGTGACTCTGGAACATACATTCATCAAAGTGCAGATGGAGTTTTAGATTTAGTATCAGATACAGAAATAGAAATTAATGCAACTCTGATTGATGTCAATGGTAATTTGGATGTCTCAGGCACAGGTGTTATTGCTGGCGCAGTTACTACAGCCGCACTAACTGCTAGTGGAATTATCAAAACCGATGATGCTACACAAGCAACTTCTACAACTGATGGTTCACTACAGACTGACGGCGGTTTGTCTGTTGTTAAAGATGCAGTTATTGGCGGTGCCGTTGATATTACTGGCGCAGTTACTACAGCCGCACTAACTGCTAGTGGAATTATAAAAACTGACGACAGTACGGCAGCAACTTCTACAACAGATGGATCATTGCAGACTGACGGTGGTTTGTCTGTTGTTAAAGATGCAGTTATTGGCGGTGACATTAAAGTCAAAAATCTTGGTGTAATTACAGCTGCAGGCACTGACTTTGAAGCTATTGAATTGGAAAATGAAGTTGGCGATCTACTAAGGGAGGACGGCGGCCGTGTTATGTCAGAGACTTCATCATCTCTAAGTCTCGGCGGTGGCGGATTAGTCGGATTTGATCTTGATGGCCCTTTAACTATCGGTGGAAACTTGGTTATACCTAACGGTGGATTTGTCGGTTCTGCTGGTGATGCTAACTCAATTGTAATTTCATCTAGTGGTGTTGTCACTATGAACCAGATACCAGTGTTCAGTGCTGGGTTGAATGTATCAGGTGGTACAATTGCTGGTACATTATCTACTGCTGCACAAACAAACATTACTTCACTTGGTACATTAACAGCACTTACTGTTGATGACGTAGCTGTTAATGGTAAAGTTATTACTATGACAGGC